GACGAAGACTATAAAGCTGCGGTTAAAAGTATAGAAGACGTAGCTATAGACTTTGCAGAAAGTCAGCTACATAAGCAAATCAAAAAGGGTAGCACGCAGGCTACAGTATTCTACTTAAAGACTAAAGGTAAAAGGCGCGGATATATAGAGCGCCAAGAACACGAGTTAAGTGGCGGTGCTAGACCTATCAATATACAAATAGACATTGACGAAGACTAGGCTAACAAAGAAGCAAGGACAAGCGTTAAAGTATTTAAGCGACAAAGTAACTACAGAGGTTTTATTCGGCGGTAGTGCAGGAGGTGGTAAGTCTTATTTAGGTGCAGTTTTTCTTATATACCTTTGCACTAGCTATAGTGGTATACGCTGTCTAATGGGTAGGAGTAAGCTAGACAGTCTAAAGAAAACTACCCTTAACACTTTCTTTGACGTGTGTAAACAGTTTGGATTACAAGCTAACGTAGACTACACTTTTAACGGCAGTAGTAATATAGTTACTTTTAGCAACGGTAGCGAAATAATACTAAAGGATTTATTTCTATACCCTTCAGATAAAAACTTCGATAGTTTAGGATCGTTAGAAATTACAGCAGCCTTTATAGATGAAGCAAACCAAGTAACTGAAAAGGCAAAGCAGATAGTAAGCAGTAGGCTACGTTATAAGCTAGACGAATACGACTTAATGCCTAAACTACTTATGACCTGTAACCCTGCTAAAAACTGGGTGTATAGCGACTTCTACAAGTTACATAAAGAAAACAGACTACCAAAGCATAGGAAGTTTATACAAGCACTAGTAGACGACAATAAGCATATATCTAAACACTACAAAGAACAGCTACTAAAGCTAGACGAAATAAGCAAGCAGCGTTTACTATTTGGTAACTGGGAATACGACGACAGCGACGACAAGCTAATAAACTATAACGCTATACTAGGCGCTTTCGAAATAGACAACGTGCCTGCAGGCGACAAGTATATAAGCGCAGATATAGCGCGCTATGGTAAAGACAAAACCTGTATAGTGTACTGGAACGGTTTACGAGCCGAACAGTTTACAGTAATAGACAAGAATAGTATAATAGAAGCAGCCGACGCTATACGCGATATGCAGCAGACTTACGGCGTGCCGCTACAAAACATAATAGTAGACGACGACGGTGTAGGTGGTGGCGTTACAGACATACTACGCTGTAAGGCGTTTGTAAACAATTCTAAAGCACTTAAAGCCGAAAACTATATAAACCTTAAGACGCAATGCTATTACACGCTTGCAGACGCTATAAATAAGTCTAGGCTATATATACGAACTAATAACACAGCGTACAAAAACTTTATCATACAAGAACTAGAGCAAGTAAGGCGTAAGAATTTCGACAAGGACACGAAGCTACAGCTAATAAGTAAAGAGCAAGTTAAGGTAGCTATAGGTAGATCTCCTGACTTTAGCGACGCGTTAGCAATGCGTATGTATTACGAACTAAAACCGCAGGGTAAGTATTACGTACATTAAAAAAAAGGGCAGTAATTAAACCGCCCTTTAAACAAAACAATGAAATAAATATAAGGCAGGAAGCCTTAATAAAGTGCTGCAATATACTCAAATTTTAATTTTTATATTTTATAGTATGCAAATAGTTATTAACGAACAGTCTTACTACGTGCCTAGCGCTTTTAACGAAGTTAAACTAGGTAACTTTATGGACTACATGGCGCAATATAACGAAGAAGACAACGAAGCTAAAAAGCAGTTAGTGTTAGTATCTACGTTAACAGGCGCGCCAAAGTTACTATTAGAAAAAGCAAAAAAGAACGTAATAGACCAGGCAGTAGAAGAATTAAGTAAAATGCTGCAAACTAAAGCTAGCGAAGAATTAAACCTAGTTTTTGAAATAGACGGCGTAGAGTATGGCTTTCACCCTAACCTACACGAATTAAAACTAAAGGAATTTGTAGACCTGGACAACAAGCTAGCAGACGGCTGGCAAACTATGGCAGAAGTTATGTCTATACTATATAGACCTATTACAAAGCGTAAAGGCGATAAATACAGAATAGAAGAATACGACTTTAAAACAGCTAAACACAGGGCGAAGCTATTTAAGCAAGAATTAAGCGTAGATACAGTTAACGGTGCAGCCGCTTTTTTTTTGAGTATCGCCGTACAATATCTGACCATTACGCGTCAATTTTCGGAAAAGCTGAACAGGAGGGAAAGACGAAAGGCTACGCGTCAGATGAAGAACAATTTAGCGAAAAATATGGGTGGTACTCTATAATATATACGTTAGCAAATGGCGATATTTTAAAATTTGATAGCGTGTTAGAATTAAGCGTAGACGAGTGCTTTAATTTTATAGCATATCAAAAAGACTTAAACTATTTAGAAAGTAAATAATGGGAATACTATATAAAGGCAAACACGTAAAAAACGCAACGCTAGAACAGCTATATAACTTATTTAGGGATATAGGCGAAAAGCACTTATTTATACAAACTACTACTATAGGCGATATATTCGAAGTAGACCTAGTAGAAACAACGTACCCTTTAATGCACGTGTCTACTAATACAGCTACTTTTTCTAGCGGTCAAATAAACCATAGCTTTCAGTTAGTAGTTATGGATTTAGTGAACAAAGACGAAAACAACGAAGAAGAAGTATTAAGCGATATGCTGCAAGTTATAGGCGACGTTTTAAGCGTACTACTTAACAGCGACTACGATACCAACTATACAGACTTTAGACACGAAATAAGAGTAGAAGAAAATATAACCTGTGAGCCTTTTACAGAGCGTTTTGATAACGAAGTAACAGGCTGGACAGCAGACGTAAATATAGTAGTACAATTTGACGCGGCAGCGTGTACAAGTTTAGTACCTTTTGCTAGCTAAATATGAGCGCAATACAAAAATATCGTAACAACAAAGTAACACAAACAAGAAGTATATATATAGTAATATAGTAATATATAGATAATAGTAATATAATATAATATAGAAAATGGCGACAACAGTAACCGCAGCAACACTAACAGTTAACATACAAGAAAGCATAACGCTAAACGGTGTAACTTACGACAAAACAACAATTAAAAGTATAGCAAGTGTAGCTAACTATCACAGTAGAGTAGTGCAGCTAAAAGCGTCTACTACGCATACTGTAGTAAGTTTGGCTGCAGATCCTAGTAACGCTAACTTTGATAGCGACGACTTTAAGTATATGCGTATAACTAATTTAGACGACACTAACGCAGTGCAGTTAAATTTAACAGACGCTAGCGACGCTACAGTAGCTATAGAAATAGGTGCAGGCAATAGCTTTACTTTATTTGATACTAGCATAGACGGCAACGCAAGTGGCGGCGCTATTACTACTACACCGCATACTATAGAAAGCGTAGTTTTAGTAACTCCTGCTGCAGAAGTAGACGTAGAGATAGTAGTAGCTACCGTATAGTGAAAACAGCAAATACACAAAAAGTATTTAAAGCGTTTGCCGAAAAGACTACTAAAATGGCTAAAAGTATTTTGCGTAGTAAAGGCAAAAATGCTAGCGGCAATTTAGAAGACAGTATAGGCTACAATTTAAAAGTATATCCTAGCGGTGCTTTAGAGTTACAATTTAAAGCTGCAGAATATGCAAAGTTTGTAGACAAAGGTGTAAGCGGAACAAAAAAAAGATATAACACGCCTTACAAGTATACTACAAAACAACCGCCTAGCGGAGTCATTGATAAGTGGGTAGTGCGTAAAGGCATTAAGGCAGGGCGAGACGATAAAGGCAGATTTATAAAGCGTAAAAGTTTAGTCTTTGCAATAGCTAGAAGTATAAAGCTATACGGTATAGAGCCTACAAACTTCTTTACTAGGGCGTTTAATTTTGGATATAAAAAGCTGCCTGCAGATATAGTAAAAGCATACGCAAAAGATTACGCTAAATTTTTAAGAACAGTAACAGGAAAAATATAATAAAATGGCAGTAAGTTTTATACAACAGCCCACACTTAAAATAAATGCTGCGTACGACGACATAGTATTTACACTACAAAACGGTGATATTACGCAGTTTTACCACAAATATATATTGAAGGTTTACGTAAACCAAGCGCTAGTAGCTACATTAAAAGCAACAGCTAACGAGCAAGGCAACGGTATATTTAAAATAGAAAATATACTACAAGACTTTTGCAGTACAGACATAGACGGCTATATATCTACTACAGGAGGTAGCAGCACACTTAACGGAGTTACTGCAAACACAACGCAGCACGCTATACATAAGATAGACGCATACGCAAGCAACAAAAGCAACTTAAACCAATTTAGAGTAGAAGGCACAGAGGAATACGCAACGACTGCAGACGGCACAGTAACAGAGCAAGCGGTAACAGCTTTTGGTTTATCTAAAAGTGTATTTAACGCAGTTACACAAATACAGGACGGCTTTGAAACTTTTAACGGTTTTGATTTTGTTTTATCAAGTACAAGCAGCAAATTACTTACTGGTTTTGATAGTAGCATAAATAGAAAGGTGCGTAGCACAGACTACCACACAGTAGCGTTTTTAAATGGTAAATGGGGTATAACTGGCGCACAGCAAAGCCTACCTGATAAATTCGTAGTAAAATTTTATAACGATGCTAACGTACAACAAGGTAGCACAATAGATTACGACATAGACGCTACAGCTAGTAACGGTGCTTTGTTTGGCAGCATACTACAACACACAGTAGCAAACCCTACAATATCGCAAGCAGGGCTAGTATACTTTGGCTGCGGTGCTAAAAACATAACTAATAACGGCGCTACTATACCTGCAGCAGCTACATACTATACAGTGCAAGCAGAAAATAGCAGTAGTGCTATTAGCGCTTTATATACTTTTGACCTTGTAGACGACGACTGTAAAGGTTACGAAACAATCAGGCTAGCTTATCTTAATAGACTAGGTGCATACGACTACTACAACTTTAACAAGCGTAGCACGCGTACTACTGCGGTGCAAAAAAACACGTTTAAGAAAGTATACGGCGAATATCAAAGCGCTACTTACAGCTATGGCGTATATCAAGGTGGCACTAATAACTACGGCGTAACAGCTAACGAAACTATAGAAGCTAATACCGACTTTATAAGTGAGGCAGAAGCAGCAGCTTTAGAAGAACTGTTTACAAGCCCTAGCGTATTTATGCAGAATGCTAACGGCGATTTTGAGCCTGTAGTAATTACAGAAAGCGAATACACAAAGCAGACTAGCGCTAACGATAAAATCATACAATATACAATAGGCTTACATAAAGCACACAACAAAAGAATACAGCGTAACTAATGGTAAGACTAGTAGCATACGACAGCAATAACACGCCTACAGATTTAGACGTATACGGCGGCGAAACAATACCGCTAACGCTTAACGTAGACGACTTGCGCGATATAGGTAGTAAGAACGGCGGATATAGTAAAGACTTCGACTTACCATATACAAAGGTTAATAACAAATTCTTTAACCATATTTACGACCTACAAGTAGATAGTAACTACAACCCTTTTACTAACGTAAGGGCAGAACTATATATAAACGAAAACCTAGTTTTTGCAGGTGGTTTGTACTTGCAAGGTTTTATAGATAAAGACGCAGAAAAACACTATACGGTAAACTTGTTTAGCAATACTGTAAGGCTGCTAGACAATTTAGGCGAAGCTACACTAAACGATTTAGACTATACAGATTTAGGTCACACTTTTACAGAAGCCAATGTGTTGAATAGTCAAACTAATACAGGCTTAACACTTACTGCAGGAGGCACCACTACAGACGTTCTATACCCTTTAATGCAAACCGTAGGTATACTAGCTAATGCCGCAGGCTTACGTATTATATCAAGTAGAAACTATACGCCTTTTGTAAGGCTAAAGTATTTGTTAGATAAGATATTCGAATACGCAGGATTTAGTTATGATAGCGACTTTTTTAACACTACTACTTTTACAGATATATTTACAGACACAGGGCTAGCAGACTTTAGCAGTAACGCTAGCTTTAGTTATGCTGCAGCATATACAGGTATACCTTACGCAGACGTAAACTGGCAAAGCGGTAGCGATGATTTTGATATAATAGGCGCAATAGAGGATCCAGAGCTTCAAAATGGTTTTCAAGAAGAAACAGGTTATAATACCATAACAGGCATACCCCCTACTGTAACGTTCATAGTAACAGGAACTGCTGCTACTACAAATAACACTTACCAAAAAGATACAGGCGGTGCAAATAGCTTACACAAAGAAAGTAATACTACTAGCTTATTTGTGCCTTATGTAAAAGTAATAAGTAGCGGCACAGTTAATAACAGCGTAGACCAAGAAAGCGGCGCAACAGGCTTACAAGATCCTAATAACTTATATAATAACGGAATAATAACAGCGCCTACAGATAACTTTGATTTTGAATTATACTGCAATTATTGGATATACGGAGCAGTAGGCACTAACGTAACTTTAAAAGCTGTTATAACAAGCGGTAGTAGTAGTAATACTATTGTATTGTCTACTAAAACTTTACAAAACAACGTAAACTTTTATGGGCTTACAAACGCATTTGACGGTATAACGATGCACGACTTCTATAGTCTAGATTTACAAAATGACACTTTTAGCTTACAACTAGAAGCTAGTGCAGACGTGTATTTAATGCCTTATAAAATCGACTACGACCAAGCTGCTTACCAAGCTGGCTGCGGATCAATAACAAACGGTGTACCTGATCCTTGCGGCATAAGGTTTTACGACGGCGTTTCAGATAATTTATACCCTACAGAAGTTTATATAAACCCTTTAGGTCAAAACGGTAGTATAGAAGATAGAATTAAAAACAACCATAACGAAGTTAAGTTAAAAGACATATTTAGCGATATTACAAAGCTGTTTAATTTATACGTAGACACTACAGAAAACGACAAAGAACTAAAGATAGAGCCATACAACGACTACGTAGCTGCAGGCACTACGTTAAACTGGACAGACAAGGCAGACTATACGCAAGTAGTTAGTATGTACGAAGACTTGCCTAGTGTTATAAAATTTATGTATAATAACGACGAAGACGACTACGCATTAAATCAATACAAGAAAAACGCAGGCGAAGATTACGGCAGCTATAGCCTTATTTTAAATACAGATAAGAAGCAAGAAGAACAAATAGCGTTAGACGTATTTAGCGCTACCGCAGTAGTAGACTACAGCGCTTCGCACCCTTATAGTAGTGTAGTGCAACGCGACGAAGCAGGAGTATATGAGCGCCTTAAAAACAAGCCTAGACTAGTATACAAAAACTATACACCTATGACCGTAGCTACTGACGACCTTATAAACATAGTAGACCATACTAGCTACCATATGGCTAGCCATTATAACGACACGCCTGCAAACATAAACGCTACTACACTAGACCTTAACTTCGGTTATACACAGCCTATATATGTTAGCAATAGCTTAAACACTATTAAAAACTTATTTAACACTTACTATTATAGGTATATGTCAGAGCGCTATACGGAAGATAGAACTTTTCTAAAAATAAATATAAGACTGTCAGAAGTAGATATAGCTAACTTTAGGTTTAATAACAAGGTAAGGCTTAAAAACCAAACCTACCTAGTTAACAAAATAGAGTACAATGCAGGCGAAAACGGAATAAGCAAAGTAGAACTAGTAAAAATATAATGAAGCAAGTATCTAGAATTATTACGAACACAAAGCAAGTTAAGTTTTTAGACGCTAACGGAGCAGAAGTAGACGGCACAGCAGAAGACTGTAGGGCAGTAGGTGGCAAGTTTAAGAATAGAGTATGTGTACTACCAGCTACAGCACAAGTGCAGCCTAGCTTTACAGCTAACAATATGAGCGCAGGGCAAGGTAATAACATACAGCTAGCACAGAACTGTAACGTAAGCGGAAACTATAACGAAGTTTTCGGCGCTGACTTTGCAACGGTGCAAGGCTATAATAGCAAGGCTATACGATACGGCGAGTTTGTGCATGGTTTTAGCGACAAGTTAGCTAGAGCGCAGCGTAGTGTATTGATATTTCAAGGGCGCACGACTAACAATACAGAGACAGAGATATATCTAGGTGGTGTAGACGGCAAACGCTTTATAGTAGATGAATTGCACGAAGGCGTTATATGTTTTGAAAGTAGGGTAGTATGTAAAAGAATTGATAGTAGCAGCACAGCAGCTATGGGTAAATTTCAACACGCACCATTTAGAGTAACAGGCGGTGCTTTAGATAGGTGCGGACTCGTTAATAAAACAAACCA